AAGATCGGCCACTGAAACAGAACGACCACGCTCTAGACGCATTGCGGTACGCCTGTAGAAGGATTTTCAGAAGGAGACCAATATGATCTGCATTTTCTGTGGCCGAGACCTGACAAAGCTCCGGCAGAAGCCTATACCAATCAGGATCATCGAATTCAGGCCTTTCATTGGGCAGGCTGAGCCAGGCCAGGACAACCTCACAGGCCTGGAATGCTGCCAGAGCTGCTATCAGAAGATCCTAGTGAATCGGGCGAAAGCAATCGCAGAATACGGCCAGATCAAGGAAGATATTGATGCTCACTGACCTATCTTGGATCGCACCAGGCAAGCCCTGGCCTCCTGAAGATGCAGACGAGGCAGCTCGCTTGGCGGAGCATGCTTTCAATCGTGCCGTGTACAACAACCAGCACGATGTCTTTGGAAAGTACGCCGCCTATCTTCGGGACAAAGCCGACGACGACAAGAAAGTGCCGGTCATCCTTGGCTGGGGTGAGAAGGCCACAGCCAATTACATCAATCTCATACTGGGCGATGATCCTGATGTCGAATATGACGGCGAGGATCTACAGGACGAGCGCCCAGACGAGGAAGTCCTGATCGACGTATCCAGGTTCGGGCTTGGGCTATACGAAATCACAGAAGATGGCATATTTGCCCAGAGTCCGGAGAACTGCTATATAGTCAATGATCCCGTGAACTGGCGCAAGGCCACAGAATACGTATTCTTCCGGCCATTCAAGGTCGACAAGACCGAATACGTCAAGTTCACGATTCACGGCAGGGGCTACATCCAGCATCTCGTCTATGAGCTGCGTGGCGGGAAGCTAGGAGATCGAAAAGATCTGGCTTCGTTCCCTGCTTATGCGGGCTTGAAGGTATCCGCCGATGGCAAGCAGGCAACGGGCGTCGATGACATCCTGATCGTCCGCATAGACAATGCTCTCTCAACAGATCGACGCTATGGCCGCTCGGACTATACGCCCGCAGTCGCTTCTCTGATCGAGGCCCTGGAGCTGGCCTTCGCGCGTAGGGAAGAGGTGCTGGCAAAATTCTCCAGGCCGATCTTCATGGCACCTGAATCGGCTTTCAATCACTTCGATCAGGCGAAACAGAAGTGGGAGATCCATCTGGATGAGCCTATCCTGTTGGAGCCCGGATCTAGCAGGGCAGAATACCTCACTTGGCAGGCTGAACTCGGAGCTGTAGAGAACGCCATAGAGGACAAGATGAACCAGCTCCTCTACATGCTGGATCTCGTGAAGGTCGAGGAGGCGAACAAGGCCGAAAGCGGCACGGCGCTAGCCCTGAAGCTTCAGCCCACGCTTTCGAGAGTGAAGCGTTTTGCCAAGGCCCTCAAGAGAGCGATCCCGAAGGTCGAAGTCCTCTACAACCAGCTTCTAGGAAACTCACTAGATCCGGCTAAGATCACGGTTGACATCAAGAGCGGGCTTCCAAAAGATCAGGCTGCTACAATCGCGTTCGTTTCTGCTGCTTACGCGGGCGGGTTCATGAGCCTTGAGACTGCGGTTGCCATCGCTCAGGACTACGAGATGAGCGACGATCCTGATAGCCCGCTGCAGAAGGAACTCGCCAGGATCAGGGCAGCTCAGCCCAAAGCCCCATCAAGCCCCGAAGAGGCTCCGAGGATACAGCTACCCACGATTGAACCATGACGCTATCCGAAGCCCAGGCCCAGAGGCTCATACGGCTATATTCTGATGCAGAGCGCGAGCTTCTCCTTGAGCTGTCCAAGGCTCTCCTGAAGGGCAACAGCACGGCCAATCTCAGAGCCCTCCTGCAGAATACCCGCAAGATCCGGTCAGATCTGCTTGCAGGTGGCCGCGAGTGGTGCGAGCAGGCCATTCCCGCACTCTACACATCTGCACTGGCAGAGGTCGACGACGTTCTGGGGTCTGCGGGCGGTGGTTTCGGAACGCTACACCAACAGGCCATGCAGGTGCTTGCTGAGAATGCTTACGGCAGGCTTCAGCAGGTAGACCAGATTGTGGGCCGGAGAATAGACGACATCTATCGTGATATGGCACTCGAAGCAATCAGGGGCGACGTGGCAGGATATCAGACCTGGAAGCAGACAGCCAAGCTCTACAGAGAGAAGCTTGCAGAGAAGGGCATAACCGGATTCGTAGACGCTGCAGGCAAGGAATGGAATCTCAAGACGTACTCTGAGATGGTCGCCAGGACGACTACCCGCGAGACCATGATCCAAGGAACCGCGAACAGGCTCTTGGAACATGGCCACGATCTGGCTGAGATCGTAGGCGGCATGGCGAAAAACACCTGCCAGATCTGCAGATCCTGGGTTGGCAGGGTCATCTCATTGACCGGCGAAACACCTGGCTATCCTACGCTCGCAGATGCAAGAGCCGCTGGCCTGTTTCATGCGAACTGCACCCACAACATCGCAATAGCCGGATCGTTCGAGGAAGAGATAGCGAGGGCCAGGGGATCATAATGCCGCTCAAAAAAGGATCATCCAAGAAAACGGTGTCAAGAAACATCAAGACACTGATCCACGAGGGATTTCCACAGAAGCAGGCGGTAGCAATTGCACTCAGCAAGGCCGGGAAATCCAGACGAAAGCGATCATAATCATATCTTTTGAACAGTTGGCGACCTGAGCCGATCAGGGAGTGTGTTTTTCTATGGCAGATAGTGCAACGACCGCGCCTACGCCTGGCGCTAATCCAACAACGGAAGGCGGTAATGATCAAAAAACTGCTACCAAGCAGGACGTCAAGACACTTACACAGGCGGAAATCGACGCGATTGTCGAGGAGCGCCTGGCACGCGAGAAGAAGAAATACGCCGACTATTCAGAGCTGAAAAAGGCAGCAGCAGAGTTGGCGGAGATCAAGAAAAGCCAGATGACGGAGCTTGAGAAGCTCAAGGCAGATCTGGCCGAGAAAGACAAGCTTCTGCAAGAAAAGGACACAGAACTGTCAGGATTGAAGCTTGAGCGCGTCAAAAACGCAATGCTCTCCAAGTACAGCATCGACCCTGAATGGATAGATTCTGTGTCTGGAACGACCGAGGAAGAGGTCGAGGCCAGCGTTCAGAAGCTCGCCAAGAGGCTGAAAGTAGAGCCTCCGAAGGCAGCTCAAGGGGCTGGCAGCACTGGTATCCAGAACCAGGTCCAAAATTCTAAGAAAATCTGGAAAGAGTCTGAAATCAAGGAACTCAGGCTCTCCGGCAAGCTCACAGATGAGCTGATGGCCGAAATCAAGCAGGCTACGCTTGAGGGTCGAGTTCAGTAGGTGTACTATTCTATGGCTTTTGAATCATGGAAACCGGAGGTTATAGCGGCTGATGTCCAGCATCAGCTTCAGAAGGCTCTCGTATACGGTCAGGATGGAGTCATCAACCGCAATTACGAGGGCGATGTACAGTATGCGAAGTCTGTCAGGATCGTTGGCGTCGGTTCGGTGACCGTCAAGGATTACGTCCAGAATACAGACATGGCCGATCCGGAGATTGTGGCCGATTCATCCTTGGAGATGACCATTGACTATGACAAGTACTTCAATTTCAAGGTCAACAACAAGGATCTGGCACAGACAAAGCTCGACATCATGAGCGAGAACAACAAGGAAGCTGCGTATGCCGTCAGGGATGCCATCGATCAGGCCATTGCGTCTCTATATAGCGATGCAAGCGCCAGCAATGCAATTGGCAGCGACGCTGATCCGGTCGTGCCAAACCTCACGCAAGGCAACGCTGAGAACATCTACAACGTCATAGAGGACTGTGGCGTGGCTCTATCCGACAGCAAGGTTCCGCTCGAAGGCCGCTGGCTGATAGCTTCTCCCAAGTTCACCGGCTTAATCAGGAAGGATCTCAAGCTGACATACGGCATGGCCGGAACCCAGGCCGTGCAGGGAGCGGTCCTAAATGGTCTGGTCACGAGGCTTGGTGGCTTCAACATCCTAGAGAGCCACAACGTCCCGAACTCTTCAGGATCGAAATACAAGATCCTGTTCGGCACCTCGAAGGCCATTACCTTCGCCAGCCAGGTAAACGCGGTCCGTGTCATGGACATGGAGAAGCAGTTTGCCAAGAAGGTCGACGGTGAGTACGTCTTCGGCTGCAAGGTCATCAGGCCGGATTGCCTTGGCGTTCTGACGGTATCCTGGAGTTGATTCTCATGAGAAAGATACTTCTCTCAATTCTTTTAGTCGCGCTGATGATGGGCGTGACAATAGCGACTGACACTGCGGTCAGCTCCGTGAACACACTAGGATCAGAAAATGCCTATGCCACAGAGACCTATTGGGGCTCAGCTCCAACAGGCTCAAACACGCAGTACGTGGCATACAACGGCGGATATCGCTATTTTGTGGCGATCAATGCGACATCTGTCGGCACCTCTCCGAAGCTGAACATCCTGGCTGGATCAAATGCTGCTTGGCGCAGCGGCATCGGGAACTATGCGCTATCTCTGACCGCGAACCGGACTATCTGGTTCGGTCCAATTGAGTCAGCGCGCTTCCTGAACGCGACCGGCTATTTCAAGTTCAGCACGACGAACGTCACGACTGCCAAAATGATGATACTGAAAGTGGTGCGCTGAGGGTTCAATTCCCTCTCATCTATTTTTCTGTGAGATGATCCAATGGGCGGAGATTTTATAGCACCTCTTAGAAAAAAAATATCAGTGTCCACATCGGGCGACAACACCATCGTGGACCCTGGACCGAACAAGCGTGTGCGTGTGCTTTCGCTTGCATATATTTGCAGTGGGAATGTCACCGTGATCGAGAAATTCGGAGACACTGCGTATGCAGAGTTCGATTGGTGGGCCGGAGGCGGACCATATCACGAGTTCCACAAGCTCGACGCGGTATGGGCCGGAGGCGTTGGCGAGGCCCTCAAGCTCAATCTGTCTGCAAACGTGGCCGTCAAGGGCAGCGTATTCTATCTTCTGGAGAGAGTATAGATGAGCTACTTTCAGGTAGGCAGACCAGGAGCAGCCACAGGAATATCGCCAGTCTATCCAGCGGTTGCAGGAAACATTCCGAAACTGAAGGCCGACGGCACTCTGGAAGATTCCGGTATAGGCTATGACGATCTATACGGCTCTCATTTCATCTTGGGTATCTACAAGGATTGGTCCCAAGCGTCACCCAATTGGTCATATTGTGATTGCGACGGCGATCCAATAACGCCTTCATCGGGCTGGCAAAACACGAATCCGATCTTGAAGAATATCCGCACATGTACCGTAACCGCTAGTGGGGCTGTCACATACGGCACAAATAACCGCGGCGACGGACTCGATCTGACAGGCGCGTCCGGTCAAGTCATGGTCGAGTTCCCAAGTATCTACATGGATCGTTGGTGGGAAGGAGACTTTGAGTTTATATTATTCTCTCCAGTGCAGGCCACCACACCAGGCGGTAGATCATTAACTAAGCCACCATCATACTATGCAAGAGGCGGCTGGGAGCGATCGCATATCTACGTCTCACGTTATTATGCCGGCATGGCTGTGA